CCCATATCATCCTCGCCCATTGCAGAGGAAGCTTCATAATGAGATGAAGCGTTTCAACGTAATAGTCGCGCATCGTCGATTTGGCAAAACGTGTTTTTCGATTAACCATTTGATCCGGGCAGCTTTAACAAATCCGCTCAAAAATCCGAGATATTTGTTTATAGCGCCGTTCCGCTCGCAGGCTAAGGAAATTGCTTGGCAATACTTAAAAGAATTCACCCGCCCATTAAACCCTAAATTTAACGAAAGCGAGCTACGTTGTGAGTTGCCAAATGGGGCAAGGATACAACTCGCCGGAGGGGAAAACGTAGATGCCTTGCGCGGTGGGTATGTCGATGGTTGCGTGATGGATGAAGTCGCGCAGATGCCCCCGAGAGTATGGTCGGAAGTCTTAAGGCCATCCATGTCGGATAGAAAGGATAGTTTCGCAATTTTCATTGGAACGCCTCAAGGGGAGGAAAACGCTTTCCATGAGTTGCATCAACACGCATTAACGGCGCCGAATTGGTTCACTCGAACACATCGCGCTAGTGAGACTGACATTATCGATAAGGAGGAATTATCTGACGCTCGGCGTTCTATGTCCGAGGATCAGTATCTACAAGAATTCGAATGTTCATGGCAGCAATCACAAGCCGGGAGCATTTACCAATCTGAGTTAGCGACGGCTGAGGAAGAGGGTCGGATCATGGATGTCCCTTGGGAGCGCGACTCTGAGGTTCATGTGAGTTTTGACCTCGGCGTTTCGGATGCTACGGCTCTAGTTTTCTGGCAGCAGATAGCGAATGAGATACGATTTATCGACGCCTATAGCGCAAGTGGTCATGGGCTGGATCATTTCGTTAAAGTGATGAGGAACGATAAGCCTTATATCTATGGTCGGTTTTATTTTCCGCATGATGTAAAGGTCAGGGAGCTATCAACCGGGCAGAGTAGAGTTGAGACTTTGCAACAGTTAGGGATCAACCCGGTAGTCATGAAAAGGACAGGCCCGGAGGAACGTATCCATGCTGCTCGGATGAGCTTTGATCGTATGTATTTTGACCGGGATAAATTCGGGCCGGCGCTGCGATCTTTAAGAGCTTATAAATTTGATTTTGATTGGAAGCGTAAAATTTACAGTAAAAAGCCTCGCCATGATTTTGCGTCGCATTATGCCGATGCTTTTGGTCAGGCTTGCGAGGCGTTTAAAATTTCTAGACCGAATAAAATTATGCAGCAGAGAGATAGGAGTTGGATCGTATGACTATGGATTTAGCGATGAGCCGAAAGCTACAAGCGCGAGTTGAAGAATTAGAAATGCTCATCAATAGGGTCACTGATTTATCGGCGAAGATGGAAGCGTCACTTTGCCAATGCAACCCGGCTCCAAAGCCTAAGAAAGCGTCAAATGGCTAAAAAGACGCCGGAAGAACTTTCGGCAATCATCGCCTCACATCTCAGCGAGAGTTTGGGTAACGACAACGATCAGTTATCGGCGACCCGGACGGAAAATCTCGCGATGTATGAAGGCGAGCTAGAGAATGTTGTCGCCGGGAGATCTCAGGTTCAAAGCCGGGATAGCTTAGAAGTTGTCGAGATGGCGATGCCGGCAATCACCCGGACGTTTTTAGGGCCGGAGCCAGCTGCTCAGTTTATGCCAACTACGCCAGAAGATGAAGAATACGCTGAGCAGATTACTCAATATGTCAACCATTGCCTCTTTGTCGATAATCCGGGGTTTCAGATTTCTCAGGATTGGTTTCGCTCGGCTTTAATTACCGGCACAAGTTTCGCAAAAATTTACTGGGATGAAACGCCGATCGAGCGTCAGGAAGAATATAGTGGCTTAACCGAAACTGAATTACAGATTTTGGGGGATGATGAAACAGTCGAGATTTTAGAGCATACCAGCTACGGCAAATCTCAAGAGATGATCATGGATGAGGAAGAGGCGATTAAGATGGCCTTAGAAGGCGTTCGCGATATTGAACCTCTTCACGATGTAAAGATTAAAAGAACTAACACTAAGGCCCGGTTAAAATGGAACGCTGTTCCCCCGGAGGAGATGCTTATCAACGGCGACGCTCGCTCGATTGATGAAGATGATCCGACCTGGAAATTTGCTTGTCATCGTCAAGCCATATCAGTGATGAGCTTGATCGAGCAAGGCTACGATGAGGAAAAGGTCAGAGCAGCTGCAACAGCGTCAGATAATTATGAGGAACTCTATGAGCAGCGTTTCAACGATTTGACAAGAACCGGATCACTCAACGCTTACAATGACCTAGATCCCGATCAGAGATTGGTGATGGTCTATGAGAGTTATTTGCGCTGCGATTATGAAGGTACTGGCGCTGCGCAACTTCATCGTGTCATGTCATTAGGCGGGGATGGTGAAACGGAGATACTGGACGTTGAGCCGGTCGAGGAATTGCCATTTGCTGAATTAACGGCAATCAGGCGACCGCATCGATTATATGGCTATTCGCTTGTTGATCTCACGAAACCATTGCAGCGATTAAAAACTGCATTGCTTCGATCGATGATGGATGGTCTTTATCTATCGCTCTTCCCTCATAAGGGCGTCAATGCAGCGATGGTCGAAATGGACGACTTGTTGTCGGAGTCTCCGGGGTCGATCTACCGGGTCAATGGCAATCCGAATGAAGCGATTGTCAATATGTCTACAAATTGGACAGGCTCTCAGGCTTTCCCAATGCTGCAATTTATTGATGGCATGATCCAAAAGAGAACCGGCATGAATGACATGGCGACCGGGTTCGATGGTCGCGCTCTAACTGGGGAGACTGCAAGAGGCGTCGATGAAATGGCTGCAGCTGCTAAGTCGCGTTTGGAGTTGATTTGCAGAAACTTTGCTGAAACCGGGTGGACGCGATTAATGCGGTTAGCGTTAAAAATGATTAATCGCCATCAAAACCATGAGCGAGTTGTCAGGCTCACTGGCAAGTCATGGGTGACAGTCGATCCGAGAAGTTGGCATAGTGATTTCGATGTTACAGTTGCGACAGGATTGGGCGTAGGAACCCGTCAAGAGGGCGTACAGAAGCTCAACTTCATCGCCTCTAAGATTGAGGCCATAATGGGCAAAATGGGGCCGGGTAATCCCCTCGCGAATATGAGTAATTATTATAATGTTCTGAGAAAACTTTGTGAGAGTGCCGACCTTGATCCTGAGTTATATTTCTCAAATCCAGCTCAGGCAATGGCAGCGCAACAAGGCAAACCGCCCCAACCATCGCCCGAAATGATGAAGATGCAAGCTGAAATGGGCATGAAAAAAGAGGAAGCACAGGCTAAGCTGCAGCAATCTCAAGCCGAGGCTCAAATGAAAGCTGAGGTTGACACATTGAAGGCTGAGAAAGAGGCTGAGATCGCCCGTTTCAAGGCTGAATTAGAAGCTGCTCAGGCGCGAGAAAATGCCCTTTTAGAAGCTGAGGTAAAGCGAGAGATCGAGGGCAATAAGCTCAAATTAGAGTATGAGCGTATGGCAGCGCAGCATGAGTATAAAATGGCCGAATTAACAGCTGAAGAGCGGTTAGAGCGTTCCAAGATGGACGCTGGTAGTCGCGACGGACAAGGCAATATCAACCTTAGTGATTAGGAGTTAAAAATGCGAGGATCTCACTCTCATCAGAAAGTTGTCGAGGCTATGGGCAAGGCGATGGGACTTAAGCCTGACGATTTGAAAAAAATGAAAAAAAAGAAGCCTAAACCAAAAAAACCTTCAAAGGGATATTAAGCAATGGTTAGATTTATCGGCGGGTTTCCAACTAATCCTGTTCAACCCGGTTTATTAGGGGATAATTTAATTTATCGCCCAGAATACGGGGGAACCGGGCTATTGAATGACGGCGCTGATTTTCAAGGCGTCAGGCAAGATTTTGCCGGGGGAATGTTGGATGGATTTCAAATCAACCCAGTGACCGGGATGCCTCAAACTGTTTCTCCAAGCGGGGTCTTTAGACCTACTGGGGGAGATCCAAGCATTACCCCGCCACAGGAAGAGGCAGGCGGTGACGGTGCTTTTTCAATAACTGATTTAATGGAATTACAATCATCTTTGAATCAAGCCAACTTCGGCAACCAAGACGTCGCAAGTGTTTTTGGGTCTTTTGTCGATGCTGGCAAAGGCACTTTTAATATCGACCCAAAAATGGGGGGATCTTACGTTGTGGCAAGCTCGTTGTTTGGAACTGACGCGAACGGAAATATGGTTCCGATGGATAAAGCGGAGTACAAGTACGGCGATAGAAAAGGAACTCCAATTTCAAAGCAATACGCGATGAATGTTATGAAGGCTGCACTATCTGGCATTGATGAATCTGGCGGTGAGGACGGCCCAGATGGTGAGGGGGAAGGCGGTTCTGGTTCGGGCGGTGGATGGTGAGGGGGACGGCGGTTCTGGTTCGGGCGGTGGATTTTGAGTGAAGACCGATCGCCCGAGTGGTCAGCAGCCGACGCGACACGATTAATAAATGACCCTGTACTGAAAGAATGTTTTGACGCATTTGAAAA